TCAAAAAGACTTCTAGTGCTCCCCCACCTTTTACGCCTGTCACGGCCAGCAGCAAGGGCGCATCGACCTACGATACAACTGATCCACGCTCCATCAAGTCGATGAGCACTTCAGAATGGATTGCAGCCGACCGCGCTCGACAGGTGAAGAAGATGGAAGCTCGCCTCCGCTAATTTTTTAAGGATTCAAAGTGGCTAACAGCATTCTTACCATTGATATGATCACCAGGAAGGCTCTCGAAATTCTCGAGAACAACCTAGTGCTCACCCGCAACGTCAACCGCCAATACGACGACTCGTTCGCCGTTGAAGGTGCAAAGATCGGCTCCACCCTGCGCATTCGCCTGCCCGACCGCGCTTTGGTGACCGATGGCGCCGCCCTGCAAGTTCAGGACGACAACGAGCAGTACACCACGCTGACGGTCGCAAGCCAGAAGCACATCGGTGTCAACTTCACCTCTGCTGAACTGACCATGCAGTTGGACGACTTCGCGGAACGGGTTCTCAAACCCCGTATCTCGCAGTTGGCCTCCAGCATCGATGCCGATGTCGCCACCGCCTACAAGTCGATTTTCTCGACTGTTGGCACGCCTGGCACCACGCCGTCCACCTCGCTGGTCCTGCTGCAAGGCAACCAGAAGCTGAACGAGTACGCTGCTCCTATGAACGATCGCTACGCGACGGTGAACCCCGCCGCCAATGCGAACTTGGTCGAGGGCATGAAAGGCTTCTTCAACCCAACCAGCACCATCGCTCGCCAGTTCACGGCAGGCATGATGGGCACTGGCGTTCTGGGCTACGACGAAGTCAACATGTCGCAGTCGATTGGGAACCACACCACTGGGTCGCGTTCTACGTCGGACACTATCCTGGTGAACGGCACGATCAGCACCCAAGGCCAGGCCACCATCAGCATTGACGGTGGTACTGCCTCGGCCACGGTCACTGTCGGCGATGTATTCACTGTTGCCAACGTCTACAGCGTCAACCCGCAGACCCGCCAGTCAACCGGCAGTTTGCAGCAATTCGTTGTGACAGCGGCCAACACGGCGTCAAGTGGTTCTTGGACTAGCATTGCGGTTTCCCCCGCGATGTACACATCCAGCAACGCTCTGGCGACGATTGATGCGTTTCCGGTGGACGGCGCGGCTATCACGTTCGTCGGCGCCGCCTCTACGGGCTACCCGCAGAATCTGATTTACCAGAAGAATGCAATCACGTTTGCTACGGCTGACCTCTTGCTGCCGCAGGGTGTGGACATGGCTTCGCGCCAAGTCCATAACGGCATCTCGATGCGTATTGTTCGTCAGTACGACATCAACAATGACCGTATGCCTTGTCGTATCGACGTTCTGTACGGGTACAGCGTCATCCGTCCGCAAATGGCCGTGCGCCTCTGGGGCTAACTTGAGATGGGGCTTTGGCCCTGTTTCAACCATCTTCTTAAAAGGAAATCATCATGGCTCTCCCTAACTCTGGCGGTGGATACCAATTCACCGATGGCAACACCAACGAAATCGTCATGGGCGTTCAAGCAGCGCCCCAGACGGCAACCACTACGGCCACTCTGACTGCTGCGCAAGTTACCGGCGGTCTTTTGGTTGGCACCGCAGGCACCGGCGCCGTAAGTTATACGATGCCTACGGCAGCAGCAATCGACGCTGTGTTTACCAACGCAAAGGTCAACAGCACGTTTGATCTGAAGGTTGTCAACTTGGGCACTTCGTCCGGGGTGATCACGATGGTTGTTGGCACCGGCATCACTGCGGTTGGCAACTTGCTCATCGCTATCACTGGCAGTGCTGCTGGTGTTGGCGGCGCAGCGCAGTTCTTGTTCCGCAAGACTGGTGATGCTGCCTACACGGTGTACCGCATCGCGTAAAGCAACGCCCTCTACGCTCACAAGGCGTAGGGGGCACAAATTCTAGGGGCGATCTGTGGTAATCTATCTGAAGCACCCTGTACACGGCACCAAGGTTGCTATGGCAGAACTTGAGGCCGAGCAAGACGAGAAGAACGGCTGGGTAAGGTATACTCCGGGCGAGCAGGCACCAGTGAATGAACTGAGGCGCCGACGCAAGGAGTCTGAATGACCACCACTGCCGGGGACCAGATCAACGGGGCGCTGCGCCTGATCGGCCAACTTGCCGAGGGTGAGACGCCTTCCGCTGCTACGTCCCAGGACGCGCTCACAGCCATGAATCAGATGATTGATTCGTGGAGCATCGAGCGTCTGGCGGTGTTCAGCACCCAAGATCAGGTGTTCATGTGGCCCCCCGGCGCTATCAGCCGCACGCTTGGCCCGACCGGCGACTTTGTCGGCAACCGGCCAGTCCTGCTAGACGATTCGACGTACTTTCGCGATCCCGCGAACAACATCTCGTTTGGCATCAAGATTCTCAACCAGCAGCAGTACAACGGCATTGCGGTAAAGACCGTGACCAGCACCTACCCACAGGTGATCTGGGTCAACATGACCTACCCCGACATCGAGATGTACATCTACCCGGTGCCGACCAAGGTGCTGGAGTGGCACTTCGTCTCAGTATCTGAGCTGACCCAACCGGCCACGCTGGCGACGGTATTGTCTTTTCCGCCAGGCTACTTGCGAGCGTTCCGGTACTGCCTAGCTTGTGAGATCGCTGCTGAGTTTGGTGTCGAGCCTTCGCCGCAAGTCTCGCGGATTGCCATGACGTCCAAGCGCAACCTGAAGCGCATCAACAACCCGGATGACATCATGTCGCTGCCGTACAGCATCGTGGGTACTCGGCAACGCTACAATATTTTTGCGGGTAATATGTAATCATATTTAAGAATTATCATATTGGCTATGTCGTCCAACAACAAATCCTTTAACGCCTTTGACAGCCCGCAAAAGCCCTTGGCTTTTGTACAAGTCAATGGCGTGCTGGATGTTTTGCTGATGTGTCACCAACTCCAAATTTTCCAGCCTGTTGTCAGCACGGTCAAGGTTCTTGTGGTTGACCTCCAAGCGGCCTGGAATCGGGCCATTAAACGCTTCCCAGATGCACCGGTGAATGGGCCTATGAACGCACTTTCCTTCCTTGCTAGGCGTAAAATAGATGTAGAAGTCAGTTCCAATCTTGGTCTTGACGGGCCTCGATTCGGCGTCCCCCACCCAAGTGTTCCCGTGCTTGATGGAGGACACCGTTGTGATGCTGGTGCCGAGAAACGCCGCCACTGTCTTGAGCGTGGCTTTTTCTTCCAGCATCTGTTTTGCCTGATTGACTTGTTCGGCGGTAAACTTTCGGCCACGCGCAATGCGCCGCACGTTGCCCAAGTTGCTGATCTCGTACAATCCTTCGAAGTTAAGCACTGCTTTCCACTCTTCCACGGTAAACCTCCAGTTGTGATGAACCAGAAGTTTACCCCCAATCTTGTTGGACTGCAAGCGTGAAGACCCCCATCCTGGGCCAGTCATACGTTGCCCGCAGCATCAACGCTGCGGACAACAGGCTCGTCAACCTGTTCCCCGAAGCCATCCCCGATGGCGGCAAGGAAGCCGGGTTCCTGAACCGCGCCCCAGGATTGCAGTTCCTCCAGACGGTCGGCACTGGACCTATCCGGGGCTTGTGGGCGCACCAGACCAACGGGTCGGACTTCTACGTCGTCTCGGGCATCCAAGTTTTCAAGCTCACCAGCACCAGCGCAACGCCTCAGTTGCTGGGCACCGTGTCGGGCACTGGGCCAGTGTCCATCGCGGACAACGGCGCCGTCATCTTCTTTGCCTGCAACGGTCCAAGCTACACCTACTTTGAGCCAACGGGCGAGTTCAACCAGATCACGGATGAAAACTTCCCCGGCGCTGTCACTGTTGCGTACATCGACAATCTGTTCGTCTTCAATGAGCCAAACAGTCAGCGCCTCTGGAGCGTTGACACGGTTGACCCGGTAACGGCGACGTACATCTACCCGCTGGTCTTCAACTCGCTGTACTTCTCCAGCGCCGATGGCTCGCCTGACGGTGTGGTGGCGATCAATGTAGACCACCGGCAGATGTGGGTGTTTGGTACTGACTCGGTCGAGGTCTGGTACAACGCCGGCCTAGCAAACTTCCCGTTGACGCCTGTCCAGGGCGCGTTCAACGAGATTGGTTGTGCGGCCCCCTACTCGGTCGCCAAGCTCGACAACGCGCTGTTCTGGCTGGGCACTGACGCTCGCGGGCAGGGCATCGTCTACAAGAACAACGGCTACAGCGGCATCAGGGTCTCGACCCACGCCATCGAGTACGCCATTGCTCAGTACGGCAACATCTCTGACGCGGTAGCCTACACCTACCAGCAAGAGGGCCACGCCTTCTACGTCCTGAACTTCCCGTCTGCCAGCAAGACCTGGGTCTACGATGTGTCGGTGCAAGCCTGGCACGAACGCGCCAGCGGCAACGAAGGCCAGTACCGGCACAGGTCAAACTGCCAGTGCAACTTTGGCGGCACGATCATCGTTGGCGACTTTGAGAACGGCAACATCTACGCCTTCGATCTGGATGTCTACGCCGACAACGGTCAGATTCAGCGGTGGTTGCGGTCATGGCGGGCGCTGCCGACCGGCCAGAACAACCTGAAGCGCACGGCCCACCACTCGCTGCAACTCGACGCCGAGTCTGGCGTCGGGCTGAACGGGATCGATCCTTTTGCGCCGCTGAAGAATCTGCTGGCTGAAGGGTTTCCGTTTCTGGCCACAGAGTTGGACGATGACATAGCCACCGAGACCGGCGTCGGGCTTCTGGCTGTCACGCCCATCACTACGTCTGACGACTTGCTGACCGAGTCGGGCGAGGACATCCTCGTGTCTGTAGCTACGGTGCAAGGCGTCAACCCACAAGCCATGCTGCGCTGGTCAGACGATGGTGGCCACACTTGGTCGAACGAGCACTGGCGCTCGATGGGCGCTATCGGTCAGTACGGCTACCGCACCATCTGGCGGCGGCTGGGCATGACCGAGAAGCTCCGCGACCGGGTCTACGAGGTCTCAGGCACTGACCCGGTGAAGATCGCCATCATGGGCGCTGAACTGTTCATCACCCCGACCAATGCTTAATCTCACCCAAGTCCCGGCGCCGCGAGTACCCCTTGTTGACAGCAACACGGGCTTGGTGTCGACGGAGTGGTTTCGGTTCTTCAATGGGCTGTACGCGGTTGTCGGCGAAAACCAGAACACCCTTCAACCAGTCAACGGCGGCACGGGCGTGTCGGCCACTCCCACGAACGGCCAGTTGCTCATCGGCAACGCTACCGGGTACACACTCAACACACTGACGCCAGGCGCTGGCATCAGCATCACCAACGGCGCTGGCAGCATCACGCTTGCCAACGCGGGCGTGTCGTCCTGGTCTGGCGGCACTACTGGCCTGACCCCAGCCACGCCGGCCACTGGCGATGTCATCTTGTCGGGCCTGCTGAACGTCGCAAGCGGCGGCACAGGGCAGAGCAGCTACACCAACGGTCAGCTACTGATTGGCAACACCGCCGGCAACACGCTGGGCAAAGCGACGTTGACCGCAGGCAGCGGGATCGCAATCACCAATGGCCCTGCGTCTATCACAATTGCCTCAGACAAGGCATACGGTTCGTTTTACGATACCACGACCCAATCTGGCGTAGCCCTTACTGCCACAGCAATTACGTTCAACTCGACAGATTTATCGTATAACATAGCTATTGGGACGCCAACGTCTAGAATTGTTGTAACTCGCGCAGGCATTTACAACTTACAATTT